CTCTTATAATTTAAAGGAAATTGTCGTTTTTAATACCAAGATTAACTCTTGGAGGTAGATTGCCACCTTTAGATTCTCTCTTTTTATAATCAAGAGATTTGTTCTCTGAATTGTTATTAGACTTTAAGTGTCTAATACGTTCAAATTTTTTATTATTTTTCTTATCTCCACTAGTCCAATTCACAACTTGTGGAGGCGCCAATGGGAAACCAAGGGCGAAGTCATCAGCAGGCATCCAATATATAGAAAAAACCATATATGCTGATCCTGGCACATCTTGCTGATACGAGAATAATAATGGGGTCACACGAATTGCAGGTTTCGTGTTAAATCTGTTCCCTTGTGCCCATGTCTCATGTTGCCACAATGAGTCATAAGGAACTTCCACCGTGGTTTCTCGGCTATTATAACCACCATAGTTATAAACAACTGGTCCTCCCTCATTCGTTGACAACCACCCTTGATCGAAGAAGTTGTTGTAATTAGACACGGAGAAACCAAATTGTTCAGACCCCTGCTGTACGTGTCCTGTGTCATCATAAACAATAGCATTCACTTTTCGAACTGAATATCGACTTCCACCCTTTGTAAATAGAAAGGTGTTGTAGAACGTTGCCAATCTCGTGTCGGAAAGCGTAGATACTGGCAATCCTTCCACTGTGGTGGATTCCTCAGCCTTGGTCTTCCAACGGACATCAAATTGATGCTCATCGTGAGCCCAAGCAAAATGTTCTGCATCAGCATCAGAAATACCTACCCCCTCTATCTCTGTTGGACGTCGCAAAATATCCATGACAGTGGTGTAATTTTCTGCAGTTGTCACATTCACATAAGCAATGTACGAAGCAGGAGCAATAGGGTCAAATTGTCGTTGGAAGTCTTCACGCGGATTGAACATGCTTTGAGCTCGAAACTCACCAGGGGTAGGGCCTGTGGTGACTCGATCCTGATAGATACTGCTGGACCCTGGAGTTAAACGTTGCACTTGAAAGCCTTCACCTTGGGCACTCCACAAAACCACATCGACATTGGTGTCTGTTGCGCTAAGCCCAACAGTCTTTGGTTGTGCAACTAGATAAAGAGACAAATATCCATTGCAATGGTCAGAGGGAATAGTAAGATTAAACTGAGGGGAGTTCGGGTCAACACAACGAGACCAAATTGTGTCCTTGAGATATGGAACACTAAAGTTGTGCTCGGTCTCACCAACTATATCAATAACATGGTTTATAACACTACCCTCCCCGGAGTCAGTGGTTGCACCATGTTGTGTTGTCCAAATCAATCTTACTCTGCAAGTTACAAATTTAGATGTTATAAAACACAATTTATATTTCATTGGTCCACGCCACAGTGAAAAATATTTGGCATAATTGGCCAAGTGTGTGGGGTAATAAATCTGAAACGTGGTGTCATCCTCCGTAGCGACTGCAAGAGGATGGACTGGCCACTCCATTATCTTTGCCCCAACCAACATAGAAGTGTTGAAGGAGCTCAGGTATACAATACTTGGAATGGATCCCAAATTGGACAACAGGTTATAATCTCGTGGATCACCAAATGCCTGATATTTGGTGCTAACCATACTTTGAGGTGTGGTGCTCAAAACAAGTGCATTACTCAACCCTCCAAAAAATTGGTGTTGGTCATCACGTGATAAGACTGTTGTGACGTTATTTGTGGATGTTGGTTGATTTAATGAGCCCACAAACTTCATGCCACCATTGAGTAATGCCACTTGCGAACCAATCACTGGCAAGATCTCTATCTTCTCTGCTATAGGTTGCACAGCCTTGGCTATATCTTGGAGAGTGTTGAGACCACTGCGTATCGATTGTTCACGCATCATCTGTGCTCGGAACTCACTAGTTGCCCCTATCTGTAGATATCCTGCTACTTCGGGATCCACAAATTTTGCATAACACGTAATGTTTATGCTTGGATTTGCAGTGGAACCAAGTGCTCTTAGAGGACTCAAGACCATAAATCTCATATTGCAAAACAGATCAGGATATGACACAACAGGGTAGTTAATCATGTCCCAATACAGAGTTGGCAACATATATGGTATCTCAAACTCTATAGAATTTCCTGCTGTGGCGCTTAATATCTGGCATGGATTAGCACTCACAACATACAGTGAATTAGTATTCTTGAGTTTACAGCTCAATGCATTCATTGGAGCCCAGTACACCAACAATTGACCATGATGAAATGCAGTTGTGTTCAAAACACACTTGATATATAGTTTTGATCGCATGTAACGATATGTTGACAACGTTTGAGAATTAATGGTTATGTTGGTCAACAACTTGGGAAATTGACATGAGTCTATTTCAGTGTGTGCAGGGGCAGTTGAAGCCCAAGTGAACTCATGGACCTTGTGTAATCTAGACAAGATGGGACCAACTGGTACATCCTGGAATGGATTGGCTGGAAGATATGCCAATTTAACTTCCTTATTAACCTCCGCTGGTGTAGCGTCTTCAAAAGTTGTCAATCCATCCTTTTCCGTGGTTGTTGCCTCAACTGGTTCTCTTGAACTTTGGGCATAAAACTTAGATTCAAACACCCTTTCTGTATAACGTATTGGCGAGAAACGTTTGGACTGGGCAACAAATAACGTGTTTCCAAATTCTTCCACCTCAGAACTTTGAGCAATGAAACCACCACCTAAGAATTGTGCAAGCAAACCTTCCCATGAAGGCACTGACATGTGATCACACTTTGCCATTTTAAGCAGTGTATTGAAATCTTTCTTGAACACTGCAAACTCTTCTGGTCCATAATGAAACATTTCTCTTGCTGCTGCTTCACAATTACGTGTTGTGTTTAGGCGAGGGTCTTGTCCATTATCCTTAATCCACAGGGGCATATCATAAATGACGTCTGGATCAAGGGGGGCATAGACTAGGCCCCCACTTGGTTTCCAACTGCGTTTGAGAAAAGTCACATCACTCATATGCAACCACGGAACCTGGTCACTGATCTCAGTCTTGTCAGCCATTGTGTATTTCATACCTAGCATTGACATATATTGAGCCTTCTTAGTGAATGTGTACCACTCATTGGCGGTATTCTCAACATGATCATCACCAAAAAACGTCACAGCAAATTCGCGAAAGTAATCTTCGGGACAATACTCACCATGAACTCCGGGTTTGCTTTCATCCTGTGCACACAACACAGCTGATGAACAATGCGCAATAGCATTGTAAATTATGTTATAGGCTGTGGTCATAAGTTGGCCACTCGGGTTTATTCCACTCTCATCAACCTGATAAATTAGATTGGCAGCAATATGCTCAGGTCTATAAACAACATCCCAAAGAAAATCATGAGCAACAAAATCATCGTCATCCCAATCACTGTGTGCTCTAAACCATGGCTCAATGATACGTGTTTTGATCTGCTGGTTGATGTAAGCACGAAGGCTTGCATCAAAATCAGCAAAATCTCCAGGCAAGCATTTTGTGTTCTCTAAGCCAAATCTTGTCAATCTTTCATACAACATTTTCCATTGTTGACTATTGGGGTTAATTCCCATCGCACTAAAAGAACCAGTGGGATCACTCATCATCATTTCAATGAACGGTTGATAAAGCTCGCGCATAACGAGCAGTAATTCAGTTGGACCTGCGGAGAACAAACGTGTTTTCCCAGCATTGACTTTATCATGCTTTCTTCTCTCATCCTTCAAGCAATCCTGAAATATAATCCGCGCTCTTTTTCTTTTTTCCTCAATAGTTAAAACACGATTCTTAGCAAGGTCACGCAAATCATCGACAGCTCTCTGCAATTCAGCAGTTGGTTTATATGATGGCCCATGACCTGCACAGGTTCGTCGATCATCAAAACATGCACAACTTGGTTGCTCACCACAACAAGTACAAATAAAATAGAACTTCTTTGTACTTTTCCCCGGAGGAGCTGGTTTCTTGTAGTGATAACCATAAGAAGTTGAGAAATAGATAGATTCGGTATGTTGTGAACTAGGTCTACCATTGATGGCTTCGAAAGGTGTTAGTTTAGCAAAGGAGCCGCCACGAGCAGCTGGTAATTCCAGGAATACTTGGTCAGCAGCTTGATCAATAACTTTTTTTACACGTTCTGATAAGATGATCTCAGGGCGAGCCATTTTGTTTATCCCATTTTGCAATGGGCTAATCCACTCACCATCTGCATTTTGGAATGGCGCAAGTTGTGCTGGACGTGTTGTGCTCTCATATCCAACATAGGGAGCTATAAGAGATGGTTGGATCACACTACGATGAGGTACTCGTGGTGCTTCTGACGCAGGCACATTCTCAACTTTCGTG